TTTTGCTGCTGGAGGCTCAGTACGTCATATGGCTCAGGGTGGACAAGTAAATGCACTTCGTGACCGCGTACCCGCTATGTTAGAACCTGGTGAGTTTGTGCTTCGTAAGCAGGCTGCTAGAAATATTGGATCAAGCAATTTACATGCTATGAATAGTGGTACAGGTGGTATGCCAAAAATAACTATCAATTTAGAAAACTCTGGCCAAGGAAAAGAAGCAGAGCAGCAAGGTCAACCAAAATTTGATACAGATAAACTTGTTGTAGACGTGGTCTTAAGAGACATTAGATCAAATGGTCCGATTAGAAAAGCAATTAGAAGTGGAGAAACATAAAAATGGCTACTTATCCAGATGATGCAACAGCCCCTGTCACAGCTTTTTCAGTGATAGCATCTTCAACCTTTACAAACACAGGAGTTATAACTCAATTTAATTTACCCTCAGCTGTTGATGGTAGAGGTTCTATAGCTGCGTTTGCTGATGGTATTCTACAAAGTACCTCATCTTACGAACTATCTAATTCTGGACAAACTGTAACTTTTTTAGCAGCTCCTTCTTCTAGTAATTTAACTTTACAAACCATATCATTACCATCTCGTTTCAGAGTGCTAAGATCTTTTCCAGCAGTTAGTGCTGTTGAATATTCTAATAGTTCTGTCACCGTTGTTAATGGTAATAACTATAGTATAAATGGTAATACTGAATCTTTTGCTTTATCAGCCGATGCTAATGTAAATCAAACTACAGACTTTATGGTATATCTTTCTGGGGTTTTTCAAGAACCTTCAGCTTTTACTTATCCTTCTACACTATTAGGATTTAATGGTATTGATATTGGAGATAATAATCAAACTAAGCTGTTAACTAACTTTTCTTCTAACTTAACAGATTCTAGTCCTCAGGCACATACTGTTACACTTTCTTCAGGCAGCCCTTCATATAGTGCAAGTAATATTACTCTACCAGGTTCTACTTATTTAAGCATAGCATCAAGTAGTGATTTTGATACTGATAGAGAATCACATTTTACTTTTGATACTATCATAACACCTGATGCAGGTGCTACCCTATCATCTAATCAAACTCTATTGTCTAGATATGAAAACAACTCAAATTACTATTATCTTAGAACGGTAGGAACTAACAGTAATATAGCTTTTGTAGTAAATGATAGTGGTAATATCACTGAACTTCAAGGTGGTAACTGTAATGGAGGTATTAGCTATCATGTAGCAGTATCTTATAGTAAAACTACTCAAACTCTTGGCCTATATGTTAACAATATTCGCGTTGCAAGTAGTTCTTTTATACCTTCAACTACGGCTACTGGTCCACTTACTATTGGAGCAGCTAATAACGCATCAGGAGCAGGACAACAACCTTATAAAGGTAAAATTGAATTTGTTCGTATGGCTAAGTCATGTAGATATGAAGGAGCAGGTTTACAACCACAAAAACAACTTGTACCCACAGTCATATCAGGTTCTCCACTAGGAGCTATAGATAAAGAAGATAAACTGTCTATCAGAATATTTGACTCTAGTGTGACTGAAAATGATAGGTTTAACTCGATGGTAGACAGAAAACCTGATAGAGGCATTGAATCAGAACGTAAGTTTGATGTAATTAAGTTTGAATCATCAGCCGGATACGAAAAAAGACGACTAAAATCTAGACGAGCTAAGCGAAATTACACATTGACATACACTAATGTTACAGGTATCGAAAAAACAGCTATTGAGTCTTTTTACAATCAGAGAAGTGGTGAATTTGAATCTTTCATATTTGACTTGTCTCATATTAATGAAAGTGGTACAATTACAACAAGATTTGATGGTACTTTAAAAATAAATCAAATCTTATCTTCTGGTACAAGTCTAATAGATAACTATTATACTATTGATTTTAAACTTCAAGAGGTGTACGATTAATGACTGCTCGCAATTATGATGTAATTTTAACTGTAAATGGTACAACAGGTTTTGTATCAGGTAATACAATTATNGGAGTGACATCAAAAACTCAAGGATTTATTGCTAATGTAGACTCTGCTACTAACAAAATAAAAGTTAAAATTAATAATGCAATGCAAGAATTTAGTAGTACTGAACAGGTATTTGCTAATGCAATAGTTATTTCTGGTACAGCAAATGGTGCTCTATCAGGAGGCGATGACGGTACTAAAGTTCCTTTTCAATCTAATGTGCAGACAGGTTCTGAATCAACTCTTGGTACTGCTACAATTTCTGCTATTGCTCCTAGTCCTTTCAAAGCAGAAAAAAATGCATTCACACAAAATCCTATTGTAAGATTATACGAAATTTTCTATCCAGGTGAATGGTTCCCTTTTAATCGCTTTGGCAACCCCACAGGGGCTGGTGCTGGTAAGTCTTGGCCTTCTGTATTTCCACTTAGATTTGCTGATATAAGAGGTGATTTAATATCTGATCTACAATATAATGTAACTTACGACGGTACTTCTTATATACCTTTTCCTGTAAATCTTTCAAGTATTGATCAGGATGCTGATGGTAAAATTAATGAGTTATCATTAACTGTTTTTAATGTTGATAATATTATTTCGTCTTTAATAGAAGACCCTTTCTTACTCGGAGAAAATGATAATGCAGATGCAAGTATGTCTGCTCATGTTAATGGAGAGTTAGTTTCTGGTATTGATAGAAGAACTGTACCTCAAGATACAGCAAACTATGATTTAGCAGTAGTAGGTCAATATGGTAAAACAAATGCTGCTTGGACTTACAGCACTACTCTAGCTAAGGAAGATCCATGGAAATCGGCTAAGAGTGATACAAGAGACTTATTAGGAGGGGTGGTGAATATAAAAACCACTTTTGCAAACTTTTTAGATGTATGGCCAGAGTATAGTAGTGTACGATATATTAGTGGAAATGTAGTTGAGGTATTTAATGCCATGCCTTACAGAGTAGGAGATAATGTAAGATCTTCTACTGGTGATACAGAAGCTACAGTACAATTAATACAAGAAAATAAATTTTTATTTTTAAGTGGTGATTTGGATCAAAATTCTGCGGTGGGTGATAAGATATTTATTGTTAATCAGGACAAGGATACTGATTCATATATTGAAGACAGATTTAGAATAGATCAACTAGAGAAGATGGATGAAAGCACTGCTACCTTTGGTTTAGTTTCTTGGTTACAATATTTCAAACAACAGACTCCTAATAGAAAATACTATAAAAATACATGTCAATGGGAATATAAAGGTGAAGAGTGTCAATATCCTGGCCCAGGAGAGAATAATACTGATACAATTACTGCAGCTACTAGGGCAAATCCTGTTGTTTTAACACTTACTACCACTAATATGATAAATACTCAAAGAATTTTAATTGAGAATGTTAGCGGTATGACTCAGCTTAATACTAATAACTATTTTGCTAATGTACTAAGTTCTACTACTGTAGCTTTATACTCTGATTCTGCTTTAACTACTACTATTAATGGTACAGGTTTTGGAACATATACTTCTGGAGGCACTGCTAAAAGTGGCGCTATAATACCTGGTAGTTTAAGAAATCAAGGAGTTGTTGCCTTTGCTAACACTTCTCCTATTACTGCTGCAAATGAAACAGCAGCTAGTTTAGATTTAGATGTTTGTGGCAAAAATATTCAAGCTTGCAGTATAAGAAATAATACTTTACATTTTGGAGGCTTCCCTGCTACAGGAAGAACTGTACCTGTCAACTAAAATAAAAGGATGTATTCTTCCTTGGATGCATATATTTGGTGAGTTAAATGGTACATTTCATTTATGTTGTCATGCAGCATTTCAAGATAACCCTACTATTGTAGGTTCTCATGAAGAGTCACTAGTAGATATTTGGAATAGTGATACTTATAAAAAAACTCGTTTAAATTTTTTAAAAAATAAAATACCTGCTGACTGTATAACTGCTTGTTATAATAAAGAAAAACAAGGAAGTGATAGCAACAGACTTCAAGTTAATAAAAGATTTTCAAAACATGCACATTTACAAGCTAAAACAAACTTAGATGGATCATTGAATAATAAGCCTACTTATCTAGACATAAGATTTGGTAATTTATGCAATTTTAAATGTCGTATGTGCTCTCCTCACTCATCTACTAGTTGGTATACTGATACTTTAGAGACTGGATTTTCTAAAGTAATTGATCATTTTACAAAAAATAAAGTTTTTTGGGAAGATGTACCTGATTTTATTCCTCATTTAGAAGAAATATATTTTGCCGGTGGTGAGCCTTTTGTTCAGGACGGTCATTATAAATTACTTGAACTAATAATTGACTCTGGTCATGCAAAAAATATAAATTTAAGTTATAATACTAACTTAAGCTATTCAAAATATAAAAAACATAATATTCAAGAGTTGTGGGACAATTTTAAATCTATATCATTATGGCCGAGTATGGATGGCTTTGGAAAAAGAGCTGAATATTCTAGAAAAGGTTTATCATGGGAAAAGTTTCATACTAATGCCATGCTTTATAAAAAATATATTACTACTATTAGTTCAGTTATTAATATTTTTAGTATAACTTCTATGCCTGATCTTATACTTTGGTGTAAACATAATAATTTTGATTTTTATGGTACAACACTGATATATCCTCTTGAACAAAAAATTACTTGTTTGCCTAAATCTACAAAAAAAGAAATACTAGCTATGTATAAGTGTTTTCTTTATACTCATAAAGATATTTTAAATACATATGATATTGAACAAATTAAAAATTGGCTAACCTTTATGATGAGTAGAGACGACTCTCATCTTTTACCAGCTTTTAAACTAGAACAGACACGTCTTGACAATTTAAGAAACGAATCATTCACAGAAATTTTTACGGAGTATTCTTCATGGTATTAAACTATTTAGGGCATAGACATGTGTATGGTCAAATGGACTGTATTGAGCTTATACGTATTTTTTATAAACATGAATTAAAATTAGATTTCAATCTACCTGCTTACACAAAATCAAGACAGTGGATGAAGGATTTTAGCACTGAAGGTGTTGATAAATGGGCATCAACATATGCTACAAAAGTTAATTTGACAGATGCTAGAGATTATGATGTAATAGCTTACAAGTCAAATAAATCAAATTTAATAATTCATTTTGGAATATATTTGGCACCAGTAAGAATGTTACACATTGAAGAAGGGGGCATTTCGTGTGTTGAAACTTTATCTGACTATTGGGTAGAGAAGATTCATACATTGTATAGACATGGAAGTATGGTATAAAAAATATGTTGGATTACCTTTTAAACATTTAGGTAATGATCCTAAAACAGGTATAGACTGTTTTAACTTATGTAGGTATATTCTACAAAAAGAAACTGATTCAGCTCCTCCTAATACTACAGATCATTATTGCAAGATTGTTGATGATGACTGGTATAATAAAACCAATGAAAGACTATTTTTAGATAATGCTACCAAAGAAAAAGGATGGCATAAAGTAAAACACCCTTCAGTATTTGATGTAATTGTAATGCGATTAGGTTCTACAAATACAGACAATCATTGCGCTATGTATATTGATAATAATAAAATACTACACACAATGGACGGCTATGCAAGTTGGGTAGCTCCTTATGGAAGATACTATAAACAATATACAACAGGGATTTGGAAATGGAAGAATACAGACAATTAAAAGACGATATGGGATCTCATTCACAAACTGAGTATCCTAGAGAATGTGTAGGAATTATTACTAAGAATTTTAAGTATATTCCTTGTAAAAATATTTCTGATGAGCCTAAGTTAACTTTTATACTTGATCCTGCTGATTTAGTTCGTAATGATGGTAATATTTGGGGAATTTTTCATTCACATCCTGGAGATGAAAAACCTATTCCCAGTAAAGAAGATAAGGTAAGCGCAGCTTTTCAAGAATATAAATTTTTAGTAGGATTTGGTAATAATTTTAATATCTATTGGTTAGATAAAAGAGTAGACGCACTTATTTTTGATGAGTTTAAGGAAGAACATCTTGCAAATTAAAGTAAAAGTACATTCAGCATTTCATAAATTTTTTGAGGATACAGAGTATACTATAGATGCTATTACAGCACTTGACGTATTTCTGTATTTACGCTCTATGCATCCAAGATTTTCTTCTTACATGACTCAAACAGAGAGTAGGGCATCAGATGAAGATTTTGCTTTTTTAGATAAAGATTTAAAAATGATAGATGTACAAGCCATTGAATTTAAAAAGTTTAAAGAAGGTGATGTAGTACATTTAGTTCCTCTCATAGTTGGTGGAGGAGGTAAAAGAGGATTATTAGCTTTCTTTGCTATAGCCGCTTTTATGGTATTTTTGCCTATGATAGCTCCTGCTTTAGCTTCTGGTGCAGGTGCAGGTGCAGGTGGTGCTGCTGGTGCTGTTGGTGCAGGTGCTCCTTTAAATGCTATACCCCAATTGGGCGCAGTAAATGTAGGTGCAGGTAAAGCAGGCCTTAGTATGAGTGGTTTTCTAAAAAAGATGGCGGGTAATTTACTTATGAATATAGTTTCCAAAATCTTTACTAAAAGTGGTAAATCCAATAGTGATGAAAATGTTAGAGATAATAATATGTTTGGTAGTTTAAAAAATACTACCTCAAGCGGTACCCCTATTCCTCTTCATTATGGATTAATGAGAGTTAGTGGGCAATTTCTTAGTGGATATATTCAAACTAATCGACATGGTAAGTCAGATCAAGTAAATGTAGGAGCTGAGTTTGATGGTACATAGACAATATACACAACACGCTAGTATAAGTGTTCCTATTATTCATGGATCAAAAGGTGGTAAAGGCTCTCCTAAAGAAGATCCTAACAATCTATTTTCTACTGATATCATGTTTGTAGTAGTAGGTCTTGGGGAAGGACCAATATACAGAATAAATCCTAATGGGCCCCAAGATATTAATATTAATGACGGAACTATTGATGACTTAGTTAATATTGACGGAGATGGTGAACAAAAATCGGAAGATTTTGTTACACTAGCTAATACCGGTACTATTAATCAGACTCGTTTAGATGTTTTTGGCGAAACCACAGTTACTCCTCAAAATTTTGCTTCTCCAGTTGGTCTTAGAAAAGGTGACGCAGAAGGAGTTCCTGCTAATGGTGTTGTTTTACAAGAAACATCTGCTTTTGCTTGGGACGCTTTACAATTTAATTTTCGTATTGGTGCTCTTCAAGAAGTAACTGATAAGGGTGACGTACTT